GCTGTGTGCTGCGGTATGGACGTATCTTCCCAAAACTGTTTCGGAGCGTCAACACATTTATTTCTATCGGTAAACACATTGCTATAGGTAAACACTATTCCCGGCAAACCTCTTTCACCGCCTTTATCGCGTCAATTACGTTACTGACAACAGTTACCTGACCTTTCCAACTGTGATGCCATAAGACCTGATCCGGGGTTAGCTTGGCTTTCTCATCCCGTTTTATCTCAAGCAGGACATTTTTACCCTTCCAGCCTACTAAGATGTCAGGACAGCCCTTACCTACCGCATGGAGATGCTCGACCTCCATCCCCAAGCGTCTTAACTCTTTCACGATTTCCACTTGATTAGAATCCACACGTTTATAGACCACGCCAGTCCCCCTTCTCGCCTCGGTTCCCACGCTCCCACTGAGTTCGGCAATCTTTCTCTAATCTATCCGCAGCTTGATCGCCTCGCTTCTGCCTGACTAAAGATAGATAGCTCATCGCCTTACCCCTGTCCTCTACTCTCCAAGCTAATACAGTGCGAACTTCACAACGATGTCTATGCTCTAAAACTTCCTCGGTTGTCAAAGTCAATTCTCGCCCCTATCCTCTCCACAAACTGCTGGCTTAAACTGTCGTACCAGAGTCCGTACCATTCAGTCCCCTCGCCATTCCTTTGTTTCTCGCACATTAGGAACGTATCCGGCTGGCTCTCATCTATCTGCTCACCCCTATTTTTGGCGTTTTCCTTCTTCTTGTTTCTCCAGACCAAAAAGACGTTATCCACCTGATCTGAGATAGAGCCCGATCCCTTAAGGTCGTTCTTGTTCGGCTGTGTCTCGTCCGTCTGCTGCTTGCGGATGTGGTGGACTAGATGAACATGGACGTTATGATCTCTCGCCAGTGCCGTTAGCTCGTCGATAAAAGACTTCTGACCGTTAAAGTCATCCTCGTTCTTGACGCACTTCATTAGGCTGTCGATGATGATGTGCTTAACGCCTAGCTCAGTGGCGCAATACCGAGTCATGGCTATCACCTTCTCAGGCGACGTAGTTCCCTGCTGGTCGTAAAGGTACATATTACTACCTAGAAACTTATCCATCCGGTCAACCATCTTCGTGATGAATCCTGCCCTGTCATGGGTTAGCGGATCATCCAGCGATTCCCCTGAGAACTGTCTAAGCATCCTCTGTAGCGTCCTCTCTGGCTTCATCTCAAATGACGCTATGCAGACCGACTGACCCTGCTTGACCAAATGCAGCGCGATTTGACCAGTTATAAGCGACTTCCCGCCACCGTTAGAACCAGCGTAAACCGTTACCTCACCCTCACGATAGGCAAAAGAATCATGGGTTCTAACCCAAGGCATCACAATTTTTTTCTCAACTGTTTCCGATAGGTAAGACTCCTTGACCGACTCCAGCCAATCCCTAGCCTTTCTTACTCGGATCGTCACATCGTTAGCGTGAAGGTACTTTTCAACGTCAATGGTTTCAGATTTCAGGATTCGGGCTTTCCTAGCCTCGTCTAGCTCTATCGCCCTCGCTTCAATGCTCATGTGTTCTTCCCCTTGGTTTCAATTGCACGGTTTAAATACCATATAGCTTTCTGTAAGTCTTGCGTATATGTACCCTTGTGTTCTGCCCTGCTTATATATTTCACAGCGTTGCCAAGATGAAAATCAAGCCGCTTTGCTTCGATGTAGTCGATAGCCTCAATGCCGCCTGTGTTGTAGTGCGGAGGATTGTTTACCATGTCAGACATAGTTCTTTTCCTTAATCTTTGCCAATAGCATTGTCGAGAACTCGCTAGGCTTTTTCGTTAGGTTCCAAATAGCCTTAATCTCTGCGGTAGATAAGTCTTTCCATCCAGAATCAACCGGCTCCACTGGCTCAGGCTCTTTCGGAAACTCAATCAGCGGCTCTCCGGCTAATCGATCAGAAATGTCTTTCGTTAGAGCATGGTTCGTGTACATCAGCTTTAGAATCTTTAGTAGCTCCTCAGCCTCATCTCTCGTTAGCTCGATAGTCAAGTGTTCTTCTCCTTCAGCTTGGCTTCGATGGCGCGTACAAAACTGCCAGTATTGTGAGTATTCCGAATTAACTCCGATATTTCCTCATCCGTCAGCCCCTGCCATTCGCGCTCAGGCTGCTCGAGTTTTGAAAACAGAATTGCAACCGAATCTAGAGTCTTAACCGGGACAACTTCTGATCGCTCCACTTCGTGTTCTAATGCTTCCAACACTTCTTGGGCTTCCCTGCGGGTTAATGTGATCATTGTTTCCCCTAGTTAATATAACTAACAGCTTCGTTGATTCTGGATACAGCCGTTTTAAGCCGTTTTCTGTCCTCGGCTGATACTCCCCTACCCTCGCTTACGTCAAATGCCGCTATGGACGTAATAAGTGCCTCAAATTGGATTATTTTCAGAAGGTCTGTTGCGTAAAACGGTCTCCTTACAGGTTTGTTGATATGGTTTGCTTTTAATCGGTCTAAATTGTTGTTGTTAGGAAATAGGTCTGTCAAGTCCATTCCTACGGCTTCAACGATTTGATGCGCTGAACATCCGGCAAAGCACTTGAGCAGGATTCGACCGTCATCTGTTTCCGTTATGGCAAGACTTGGTGATTTGTCGCCATGAGCAGGACAGCAAGCAGTCCATCTGCCTTTGGAGCCTTTAACCTTTTCGAGCTTGTTTAGTAAATCGCCAATCATTTCAGTCTCCTGTCACCTACCCACCAATCTTTAGGACTTGATGGAGAATTTACGATCTCATCTTCCCAACGCTTTCCATTAAGCCAAGACGCTGGATGAGGAATGTATTGCTGGTCTCTTGATGCCAAGCCCTGTTCGCTAATGGCAACCAGCATTTTCTTTAGAACAATGTCATCGACTTTAAGCTTTGCCCAAGCCTTCAACGCATTAGGTTTTGCTACCTTACGAGGATATTGCTTCCAGAAAACATCAAATCGATCATCAGATAATTGGTTTATGGTTTCTGGTTTATGGTTAGTGGTTAGGCTTTTTTTGGCTTTTGTTTGGCTTTCCACTGGGTTAGCGGTGGGTTTTCGTTGGCTTTTCTTCGGTCTGCCGCCTAGCTTTCCATTGGTTGCCTGACGGGAAATATATGCTTTGTACTCCTGTATTTCAGCATCAGCACGAGCATTTCTGTACCCATCCTCACATAGCGTAAAGAAGTCTTTGAGTACATTTTCAACCGTATGGTTATCCAACCGTAAGCGACGGGAAACCCATGGGATATCGTTGGGTATTGGAGATTCTGTGTCGTAATACAGGTCAAGTAACCTGCGATACGCTAAATCTTCGTCATTGGTAAGGAATGAAGTGGCAGACAAATAGTCGCCAATATGGAACTTATAGAAGTGCATAGCTTTGCCTTTCTCGTGAGGCGGTCAGCCTCGGCAATCTCACAAATAAGGTGGGTCAGGCAGGACGGTGAGAAATCGTCTTTTCAGGAGCTACCCTAGCCATTCCCTGTGAACTATACCGTAATGTTTCTCAACTGACAAATCTTACAAACATTGTGTTCCTTGAACTGCATTGACGATCTGGACTTCTTGCAGCCAGCGCAGTATCTAAGACCGTGATGGTATTTCTTAATCGTTCCAGTTTTGTCGCTTAACGTTGGAACTGAGAGTTTTGAAGGTTCTTCTTTCAACTGGTTGCCCTCTAGGAGTTGTCTTTCTAGGTTCAGGGTACTTCTCTAGCTTAGGTTGCGTTTCTTGCAATCTTTTTAATGTTTTCTCGTATTTCATTGTCTCATAATGTTGTTGTTTGGTAATAGAATATTCCTATAGGATTTGATTTATCTATAGAAATGTTTTTACACCTATCTGTTAAGGTATGGCACTATTTCGGGGCGGTAACTTACTAGGGGATAAATATGAACGCACAGGAATTAGAGCAGTTTCTACTTTACGAACTGTTAGACGGTCATCCAGATGATGTGCTTTGCCACATGACAGCCGCTGATATTGGTGAAGAATTCTCACAGATGTTATGGGTTTGGTCGCAGCATCATCAAAATCCTATCCAATTGAGAGACAGTATGCAACGGTTCATTATCAACATGATTAACCGTACTGTGAAGTCTAAGAACTTGCCTGAATACGATGAGACTGACGAGGATCGTCATTTCGAACATCAAGACAGGCTGTATCAGGAACACAAAGACCGGGAAGCAGAAAACTACTTTAAGGGAAAAGAAGCATGAACAAACTATTCAGGACGGACGATAAGCTAGCTGACTTCATCGACCGTCATTCTGGTAAAGTCATCTTTCTAATGTTTCTACTGGCTTTGTTATTGGATAGCGTATGACATCAATCCTAGACCCGAGCTTTAAATATGTCCCGTCTGGCAAAACAAACATTCGTAAGACTTTTGACCGTATTCGCAAAGAGCAAAAGGAGGCTGCAAAGATACAAGCTAATGAGAAAGCACAACCTAACAATATCATCTTCAATAAAAAATTCGCTAAAGGATAAATAATGGATAACCGTCAACAGGAGCAAGAAGAACAGCAGCAATGGCTTGTGTATGAGAAGTTACAAAAAGCCAGAGTCAAGCTCCAGAATATCGAGCTAAAAAAGTCAGGACATAACAAATTCGCAGGGTATCGCTACTTTGAATTGACCGACTTCCTGCCTACAGTCAACTTGATATTTGCTGAATTAAAACTTTGCCATACGCTAGAGTTCACCAGCGACCTAGCGACAATGCGCGTTATTGATACTGAGGATGGTGGCTGCGCTAAGTTCACCTGCCCTATGGCTTCTGCTCAATTAAAGGGATGCCATGAAGTCCAGAATCTAGGCGCATCGATTACCTACATTACTCGGTATCTGCTGGTAATGGCTCTAGCTATCTGTGAGCATGATGCGTTAGACGCTACAACAGGCTCAGAAGAACCTAAGTCTGCAAAGCCTGTCACTAAGTCGGTATTCGACGAGCTAGACTCAGAATCTCAGGACGAGATTCGTAGCTATGCAGCCGACGTAATTATGCTGATTCATAAAGACCAAGTGTCTGAGGCTGTGGAGTACATCAATTCTCTGGAGCTAGATGCGGATTGGAAGACTGCACTCTGGAGCCAGTTGGATAGCAAGCAACGATCAGCAATTAAGAAATTCACTAAAGGATAATCATGGAATACGATAATACAAACCGAGGCACATTAGGACGCAACTCGAATAAGACTGAGGATAGACACCCTGATTATTCAGGAACGATCAATATTGACGGTAAAGACTACTGGCTATCTGGATGGCTAAAAGAAGGCAAAGCAGGTAAGTTCTTTTCTCTGGCAGTTAAGCCTAAAGAGACCAAGAAGCCAGCAAAGAAAGTAGAGTTTCAAGACGATGATCTTAGTGACGCACCATTCTAAGGAGAAACTATGAAATACTTATTCGCACTCTGGTTAGCTCTCACAGCCCCTCTCGTTTGGGCTAGCTGCTCGACACATAGCTATTACTACGATGGTCGGTATGTGACCTGTACAACCTGCTGTTATGGTGGCAACTGCAATACAAGTTGCTTTTGATTATGAGGGAAAGCAGATGCCAGCTTTTCGATTAACAAATCGTCAAGGATAGAACTGGTGTAGCGAGTACCTCACCCTTAAGCCTAGCGATAGGTGGCGCACATAACCTACGCAGCATACGCACAGTCTCCTATCAGGTAGGTTTCTCCCCTCTGTGTGAGTATGTTGACAGCCCGGAAAGACGGGCATTAACTCAGGAGAAAACATGGAACTGCTGGACTATTTACTAAAGACTTACAACATCAAGAATGACCGCCAATTAGCCCTAACGCTAGGCGTATCAACACCTACGATCAGCAAGATTCGTAACGAGCGGTATGGCGTATCGGCTAGCATGATGATTGCCATTCACAAGACCTTTGCCATGCCTATTGAAGAAATTGAAAGTTTCCTATGAGCTATGAAGCAACCGAATTGTTAGTAGTCCGTTGGGGTGAGGCTAGAGGAATCATCCAGAACTCAGACGCTAAGACGCAGCTATTGAAGGCTTTTTCTGAGATGGGAGAGTTAGCAGATGCGATTACCAAACGAGATCGTGACGGAATTATCGATGGACTTGGCGACGTTCTTGTATGCCTCACTATGGTTGCTGCTATTGAAGATGTCGATCTAAAACACTGTTTTCAGTCAGCATACGACCAGATCAAGGATCGAAAGGGCTTTCTGAACAAGGAAGGAGTATTCGTTAAAGATGACAAATGACCTTAAAACCGCTATCGATATGGTCAATGGCTGGTGGGCTAAGAGTATCGTCGCTATCCTGCTCTGTGTAATTGGATGGTATGTCGGTGGAATACAGACCGAATCTAGGATTGCTTCTGACTGTAAGTTCGCAGGGGCATTTCGCGTAGACATCCAAGCATTTACTTGCCAACGCAGACTATGACTAAATTTTGCACCAGTTGCCAAGCCGTTAGAGACATAGAGGGTGGAGTTACCAGACCGACTAGAGGAACTACTCGCTGGATATGCAAGTCTTGTATCGAGAAGAAGTCTCCGAGCATCTACCGAAATATGTCTGGGAAGCCGACTCCATCAGCCCATGTTAAACGGCTTTTTCAATTGCCATGAACAAATCAGATCAAGATTTAGTAAATGTAGTTGCAAATATTGCATTTATTAACGGGTTAAAGGAAATTGATGTTTTGCTACCACCAGATTTAAGACCATTTTTACCACAATCAATACGCAACAAATTTCAACTAATCCAAGAGGAACGAAATGGGCAGACCTAGAAAGAATCCTGACGATCCTAAGTGGCAGGAACCAGTAGAGAAACCTAACGATGATTGGCGTATCTTCTTCGCAGCGGCTCTAGGAGGCTTAATTGCTAGGGGTAGTGGTCAGACCTATGACCAGATGATAAAAACCGCCTCAGAGATCGCTACAGAGGCTCAGAAGTCACTTTCTTAGGGCTTCGTATTGGGTGTAGCATTGCTTGAGGGCTGACCTGAGTTCGTCGGCTTCTCTAGCGACCCTGACAAGAAACTCTCCATCCTCTCGGTAAAGCTCTTTTCCGCTACAGGATGTTGGTCTAGTGCCGGAGGAACTGGGCAAGGAACTTGTTTCGGTGGGGCGGGTTTGACGCTGCTGCAAGCTGTTAGAAAGAGCGTTAGCCCGAGCAGTAATATTCCTGATTTCCGCATCTTTCTCTTTCCTTAACTTATCAGCGTTAGCCTGTAGCTCCTGCTCCTTAGCCCTAGCTTCTTCCTGAGCCTTAGCGTACTGAGCGTATTGCTCGGCTTTCTCTTTATCCCAAGCCTGTTGAACCTCAGCCTTGCCTAGCTGGTGTCCTTGATACAGACCTCCGGCTCCTGCAACGCCTATGGCTGCTACAACGCCAATGATGACGTAATGGTTCATTTCGGCGGTACTTTTGTGCCATCAAGTTTCTTGTGAATCTTGACCTCACGACAGACCTGTACCTCTTTACCCTGTTTTTTCTCAGCGTGACAGACCTTCTTTGTCTCGCCAGCGTGAATGTTAAGCACAAGTAGAAGACTAAGAACGACAGTTCCAACCATGCGTATTGCAATCATGTGATCTCCGGGTGTGGTGGTTGTTCGGGTGCTGCTTTACCGTTATAACCTGCTGAGGCTATTGGTGCAATCGTTGGCTCCATACGAACAGGAGCCTGTACAGGTGAAGGTGGTGGAGCCTTTGGAGGATCAGTCCAATCACTCGCCTTAGATACTCCGGGTGGTGGATCAATCAACTTAGCAACCCCGTCTTTACCTTTAATGGCAAGCAATGTCGCCAATGCGCCTAGTATGTACTTGCTCATGTCCGACAGCAGCATAAAGAACTGTTTATCCGCTGGTGCTATAGCGTTCATCGGCTGAGTGACGAAAACAACCGAATACATCGCTAGGCTAGACATCATCAAAAGCACCATACAAAAGGTAGTGCCAATGACTAGCTTAATGACTGAATCAATCTGGTCAGGACTCCACTTCATTTTTCCTCCGGCTTAAAGTCGGCAGCAGGTACTAATTGATCTGGACAGGTTCCCGTTACAGCACAAGTAGGACGCTGGCACTCAGGTTTATTCCAGTTTTTGTTATCTTGGCAAGGATAACGGAACCTATCCTCACAGCCTACGAGACTAAGAATGAACAACAGCCAAAGCGCGCGCATACTGAGCCTCTCTATCTTCCATACCCTTGTAACCACCGTTAATGACCTTAGTCATGCCTCGCAAGTCTGTGGCATCAGCGAATCGATTTAGCTTGTTAGTCTCCCAGAACCAGCAAGCAGACTGTGCAGCACCTTCAAACGTCTGTGTGTACTCTGAGGCTTGTTCTGGAGTCATCTCTAGGCTAGCAGCGAACCAGAAATAGTTGGTTTTGCCCGTGAGTTGAATCAGACCCCTTCCCTTGTACAGACTTCCCTCACCGCTAGCCTCGTCACCGTTACCCATGCGGTTAGCGTAAACATGGTTGGCGATCTTATCCGGCTGTTTAGCGTAAGCCTTAGCTTGAGCGTCTGTCTGGAAATACTTAGGGAATACTTTAAGGAGTCCTGAAGCAGAGTAGTTCAGGTTTTCCGTTAGCCATACGAACCCACCTGATTCGTGATGACATTGGGCTAGGAAAGCCGCTATACGGTTCGGAGTCGTTATTTCGTATTCTTCTAGGAGCGACTTACCACCTAGTTCGGTCTGCTGGCTGAATAAAGCGTCATACCATTGATCCGGGTACTTAGAATGAGGGATAAATTTCCTGAAAGCATTGCGGTCAATCACGATACATCCTCTCTATCAGTATCTCTCGCCGTAGTTCTTTCATCTTCCTAATCTCGATGATAGCGGCTTGATGAGCATAGTACATATCGTAGTACATGAAAGCCAGAACGGGCATTATGATAAAGAACATTAGTAAGACAGCCATAACCACCACAATTAATGACCAAGGGACATTCTCATCATCGTGCTTCTTGTCGTTAGCCACATTAGAAACATTCCCCATGTAATTACGAACACCGTTGCCGATACCCATGCCGCTTTTGCCCGGATTTCCGCTATCCTTTTTCTTCGTCGCCATGATGCTATCTGAGCTAGCCTAAGTTCTTCTGCGTGAGCTTCTTCTTGCTCTTTGACGATACGCTGCCACATCTCCTCGAACTTACCCCAGAGTCCAGATAATTCCGGCGGGCTGCGGTACACCATGGTTTCTCTTATCTCGGCTAACATTGCATCAAGCCTAGACGTAATCAGGATGCGCTTTAATGCTCTCCTACCTATTGATTCTTCACCCTTATAGACCTGTTTGGCTTCTAACTGCTCCTTGAGGAATAGCTTACTGATAGCGTCATAAGCATCCATCAATGCGCCTAGCTGGTTGCCGATGTCCGTAAACACATCGTTAGGGTCAGCCTTGGCTATTTCTTGAACCCTCTGGACTTCAGCGTTATATTGCTGTTTCTGTACCGGAGTCGGGTCAACAATCTTCTGATACTGTGCCTTTAGATCATCCAGCACATCCTTAACATCACCTGCCGCACCCTTGATCTCTTTGTAAAGTTGACAGCCTTTCTTTACAGCAGCAACCGCAGCATTAGCAGCAGCAAGTAGCGTTAGCGGATCGATTTATTCCTCTGGATCAGGCTTCTGATTCTTTCTGGCAATCTTTAGGTGTTGGTGCTTATACCAAGTGCCAATTAACAAGCCGATAACACCGATTGCTAGACCACCAAGCGCAGCAAACTCATTAGCTGTAAGACCAAAAAAAACGGCAGTCGCAGAACCGCCGTAAGTCGCCGCAGTAGATGCTTTTGGTACGTCAACCATTTCTAGCCTCAAGCTGTTCAATACGTTGGCTCATCTCTTTTACTGCGTTAATCAGAGCAAACGTGAGTTCTGAAGTATCTACAATCTTAAACCCATTGTTGTCAGTTTTTACACAATTAGCAAAGGCAGTACCTTCTAACTCCTGAGCGATAACCCCAACAAACTGCTGTGATGGGCTATCAGACTTCATAAATTCAGCGGTATAACGATAGTTCTTAGGCTCAACCTGCTTTAGTTCCGCTAGACCTCTAGTATAGGCACTAATGTCTTGCTTGTAACGTGAGTCTGAGTAGCTGTTAAATGATCCACCACCGACCTTTTGAACGTCTGACAGGTCGAAACCAGCCGATGTAGCACCCACAAACAAGCGCATATTGCCAGCAATACGAATCTGAGCCTCAGCACCCGTCCAATACAAAGAGCTAGTTGTCGTAAAGTTATATCCAGCAGAACTTACAGGAGCAGTATCAAATGTCTTGGTTCCTGCAAAATTTTGACTACCAGTATTAACAATGCCAGAAACAGTCGATGAGGCTGTAGGCAACGCAGACGATGACCAAGAGCTACCGTTAGATGTCAGGACGTTACCGCTAGAACTAGGGGCTACTGACGATACAGCAGACGTCCCGTTACCCACCAATACCGCACCTGTAGATAGTGAAGCTACACCAGTACCACCGTTAGCCACGTTTAATGTGCCACTAAGTGATATAGAGCCAGATGACGTTACAGGCGAGCCAGCAACCGTAATACCTGATAGGTTAGACGTTAGACCTACGCTAGTAACCGTACCAGTTCCCGGAGTAACAGTACCCCAAGCAACACTAACACCGTCAGTCGTTAGGTATTTACCTGAGTTACTCGTCTGAGAAGGCATCAGAGCATTAATCGCTGTCGATGCTGTGGTGTTTCCAGTACCGCCCTGAGCTATCGGCAAAGCGTTCGTTAGGGTAACGCTTCCAGTAACAGACAAGTTACCGCCAACAGTAAAGTTATCTCCATCAGACCCTGCTTGCTGGTCTTTTAGCTGAGACATCAACTCACGAATCGCGTTATTGATGTTTGATG